TTAAAGGATGAAATACTAGTAAACATCTTCAAAATGAAAAAGCTATGGAGACAATCAGGAATAGAAAGGAAGGTTGGATAGGATGGAAGATATGAGAAACATACAGGCAATTGACAGCCTGGATGACATGACGGGAATCATAAAAAATGAGCTGGAAAACATTGCGGAGGGATTTATCTCCGTAGGATATTACCTAAAAAAAACAATGGACGACCAGCTTTACAGACAGAAGGGCTATGAAAACCTATACGAATATGCAAAGGATGTTTTCGGAATCGGACGGACAACAGCTATTCGGTTCATGGAGATTAATGAAAAATACAGCATCGGAGGCTACAGTCCTCAGATTGAGGATAAGTGGAAAGGTTATGGAAGCAGCAAGCTTACAGAAATGTTAGGGCTTCCGGAAGAGATTAGAGAAGCAGTGCCAGTAGAAGCAACGGTGAGGGATATCCGGGAAGTAAAAGGAATCGTGAAAGATACAGAGAACCATTATAGCGACCAAATGGAACTGTGCGACATCGCACAAGAAGCGGAAGAAAGCAAAGACTGGTTAGAATTGCTGGTAAAAGAGGTATTTAAAGAGAATAAAGAGGCTTTCCGTAAGATGGTGGACTGGGAAAGAAAAGACATTGGATGCGATGAAAGAGAAATTGAAGAGGACGTTCTGGCAATTGTAAATCCGACAAAGTTTAAGATGATCAGACTGGAACGTGCGAATGTATTGCTTCAAGAGAAATGCATAAGAGTCATGCCATATCGAGATCAAGGGCAGCAGGAAGAATATACATACATAGACTTTGCAAAAGTATTTGAAGAAGTATTTTATCCGAATTACCCCGACATATCAGCTCCAATTCAGCAAGTATACGAACAGGTTTATGGAGTGGCAATGGAGGAGGCAAAAAAAGAAGAACCGGAGAAAACGATTCCGAAAGAAGAGAAAAAAGAAATTAAGGCAGACAAAGCACCGGAAAAGTCGAAAGAACCTCAAGAAAAGGAGATTCCGGTTAAAACAAAGGAAGCGATAGAAGAGGAGCCGGAGCCAGTCAAAGCAGAGGATGAACAGATCCCAGGACAGACAGAATTAACAAAAGATTTTCCGCAATACTGTCCGCCTCAAGAAGTAAAGACGTTTTACAAGACAAGAAAAGAACATTTAGAAGGCTTAGATGGTAGAGAGGCAGGAGAATATATGGCAAGGGTAATGGAAAGCACCATAAAGAAGCTTCACAACACAAGCATGCAGGTATTAACGCAAGGAACATTCTGGACCGGACTTCTCACAAAAGAAGTAGACAAAAAAGGAGAGGAAATCATAGAGGTGGATACGAAATGACAGAAGAGGAAAGAAGAACACTCTTTTTCAAAATGATTGGAATACAGTTAAGAGGCACAATATGCAGAGACCAAGAAATCAACATGCGAGGACAAGTGGCTATGGCATACGCACTGGAAATCATAACCGAAAAAGAGCAGGGAAAAATACTGGAAATGATAGAGGATAATAGTAACCAATAGTATAGAACCCATACCAGCAGTATAGATTTTATGGCAAAAAACATAACCAGTAGTGCGTGTCCCATACTACTGGTTGGGTTAGACGAGATTAACTAAATTAGGATTTAGCGGAGGTGATTAAAATAAAGTATGTTGCAAGTTGTAGTTTCGGCAAGGATAGCATAGCAACAGTTCTCTTGGCGAGAGAACATAATGAGCCGTTAGACGAGATTGTTTATTGCGAAGTTATGTTTGACAAAGATATAAGTGGAGAACTGCCAGAACACAGAGATTTCATTTATAACAAGGCGATACCAGCTTTTGAAAGTTGGGGATATAAGGTAACAGTTTTGAAGTCTGAAAAGAATTATATGGACTGCTTTCACCATAAAACAATTCGAGGAAAAAGCGTAGGAATGAAAAAGGGGTTTGTAATGCCGGGGCATTGTGATGTTCAGAGAGATTGCAAATTGAAACCCATTAAAGAATATTGGAAGTCACAATCAAAAGAAGTTGTGCAGTACATAGGGATAGCAGTAGATGAACCGAAAAGGATTGATAGAATAGCAGATACCAAAAACAAAGTTTCTTTGCTGGAAAAGTATGGATATACAGAAGAAATGGCAAAAGAAAAGTGTATAGAATATGGCTTATTAAGTCCGATTTATGAATTTACGAGTAGGGGGGGCTGTTGGTTCTGCCCAAACGCAAGGGATTGTGAATTGCGGCATTTGCGGAACAATCATAGGGATTTGTGGAATAAGCTGTTAGAACTGGAAAACACACCTAATCTGATAGGGAATATATGGAACACACTCACAAAAACAAGTATTCACGACAAAGAAGAACAGTTTTTGTGGGAGGATAGGCAGATGAATATATTTGATTATTTAAACTGAGATTTAGTGGAGGAAAAACTATGAGAGAAATCCTTTTTAAAGCAAAGAGAGAAGATAATGGAGAATGGGTGGAAGGGTATTATAGGCGTATTCCTTGTATGGGGATGTTGGAACACTATATTATGCCACGAAATCCTAAAAACAGAATGGAGCAATATGCAATTGATCCTGATACCCTCTGCCAATACACCGGACTTACCGACAAGAACGGTCGGAAGATTTGGGAAAATGATATTGTACAAGCATGGAGTGAAGGAAGTAATGCAATAGGGAAAGTAATCCGCAGAGTAGATGGGTTATACATAATGTATCCAGCATATCAAAAGAAAGAATTTTGGGGGTTATATCCAAATAAAAATGGAAAAACAACGGTTGAAGTAATCGGAAATATTTTCGATAATGCAGGTTTGCTGGAGGTGGAGTAATGAAAATAGTAATAACTTTGTTACACAAGAACGGGAAGTGTAGAAGTTGGACGAATGCGAAGCCATGTGAACACGTTTTAATGTGCTTGACAGGTTATGCTGATTCAATAAAAAGATTGGCAGAAGAGTGGAATGTGACTCCGGTAGAGGTGGCAAAAAAGATAGACGGCATTATTAAACGGGCAAAGGAGGAATAGTAAATGAACGTACTAGAGAAGATTTTTGAAGAGATAGAGGAAAGAGTGAATTTTCGAGAACGTCTTGTGAAATACGAAAAGAGAAGAGGAACTGTCACAGATGTATGTAGGAATAAAGGAGCTTTAGAAGAACTTGATATAGTTGCAGAAATCATCCGTTCTCACATGGACGAAGCTAAGGACACAAATGTCCCTAGCAATGTCGATTGGATTCCGGTAGAAGAAGGATTGCCCGAAGAAACAGGATATTATCTTGCTCAATTATCAAGAAAATTACCAAATGAAGATTATTCCGACAGAGTGGTTGTGCTGTTTAACGGAGAAGAAAAAGAATTTATGTGCTATGCAAAACTTATAATCGCCTGGCAGCCACTTCCAGAACAATACAGGGGTGATAGCAATGCATAGAGACAGTAAAGACCGGCACAGGCAGAAGATAAGAGAGAACGACCATTATAACGATCTGGAAGGACGAAAGGTATCGGATAAGGCAAGGGAGAGATTCCAGCGTCCGCCATATCAGATTACAGATGTTACAGGCTATATGGCAAAGAAATACGACATAAAAAAGGAGATGGAACCATGAAAATTAAATTTTGCCCAGACCTAACGGGAAAAGAAGGAGTAAAGGCAGAATTCATAGGAAACGGAGACTTTGTAAGACCGATATTAAATGCCTGCATAAAAGAAGAGTGTGTAGCATATCGGAATGGATATTGTAAAAAATATGAAAATGAAGTGGAGGAATACTAGAAGATGGCAGCAGGAAAATGTAAAGCAGCATATCACACAGATGAATGGCACGGATACGGGTGCAGTATCATGGAAGGTCCATGTATGTTCCTCTTTCCAGACAGTAAAGCATGTGCAGAAAAGTACGGAGAGGGACCGGATGCAGAAAGAGAGGAAGAAGAATGATATACGAAGAGGTTAGAGAGGTAACGATAGCAGCGGCAGAGGCAATAGCAAAGGCAGGAGAGATAATAGCGAAAGCGTTTAGGGAAACGGGGCAAGCACTTGCATTATGGGCTTTGGCTAGAAACAAGTGTTACAAAAGCAATAATGAACGCAAGAGAAACAAAGAGCCAATGATAAGAGAAAAGGCATACATAAAAGCATACAGAAACAAATGCAGGAGGCGTAATGTTAGAGAGATTCATACACTGGATCGAAAAGTCCAGAAAGAAAAAGTGTAAGAGCTGTTGCTTAAGATGTGAATACTGGGAATTGCGTAGAGAGGAAGAGCCACAGGCGGCAGCAGGACAGGAGGACAACCATGAATGAGGAAGGTTATAGAGATCCAACAGCTGATAGAGCGATAAGAAGTTATAATCGATTACCACACGGAAAGAAAGAAGACTTAAGCGCACTCTGTATAGTGGCAAGAAGACTAGGCTTTGAGGTAACCGGAGTGAGAGACAAAAAGACTGGAAGAGAGGTGATTTTAGATGCCGGACGAAAGACCGATATCGGAAAAGAAATACGGGATAAACAAACATAGATTCTTGGAGTTGAAGCATCATTGTCTACAGTACCAAGACTGGAGAAGAGAGTTGGCCAATATGAAAGATACTGTGAAAGCAATCCAGTATGGGAAAGAAGGGAAAGGAAGTCCAAGTATCGGAAGTGCAACGGAGAGTTTGGCAATCCGACGGACAGAGCTCGAAGAGAAGTGCAAGACTATAGAACAGACAGCCATAGAAGCAGATCCGGAATTGTATCAATACATACTGGAAGGCGTCACGACAGATTATGCGACGTATAGGTACCTCAAAGACGCTAAAAAGATACCGTGCGGGAAAGACATGTACTACGACAGAAGACGGAAGTTTTTTTATTTATTATCAAAAAAAGTATAGGAGAACAAATATGGAAAAGATATGGATAGGAAAAGGAATGAAATGGATTGGAGTAGCAATAGCAGTGAGCGTCGGCATATACATAACAGGGAGCGCGTGGTGCTTGTGGGCGTTTTTGATTCCGGCAATGGGAGATTAAAAAAGAACCGTAATCACAGGACATAAAAGCGTGTTATTATGATATCATCGATAAAGATGAGAAAAAGGGCAGCAGTTATTGATGATATACTGACTGTCCTTTTTACATTAAAAAAGGTGGTGAGTCGGATGGCAAAAGGATACCGCCCGGATCAGAACGGAACACACCGAGCACAGTTCGATAAAAATAAAAAGAAGATCTATGCAACTCAAACAGTGTGCGGAATATGTGGAAAACCAGTAGACTTCACATACAAGTATCCTCATCCATTGTCACCTTGCATAGACCACATCATACCGATAGCGAAAGGTGGGCACCCATCAGATTTGGACAACCTGCAGCTTGCGCACTGGACTTGCAATAGACAGAAGTCGGACAAGCTGGTCGAAAAAACAGATGCAAAGGTCGAAGAAATAATAAGCAACCGTGTATTACCGCACACTTTTGAATGGAAAAATATGCGGTCGCCGATTAAGTAAGAGAGGGGGCATACCTCCCCCACTCACTGGCAGAGAAAGCTTCCCGCCGCACTACGAAAAAAAACACACGAAGATGAGAGAGGGTATCAAAATGAGTGAATTATTAGGGATTGCCAAGATGAGAAGCAGGCTGAATTTGAAGAAAACAAGAGTAGATACAAGGTATAAATATTATGAGATGAAGAATATCATCAAGGACTTTAATATATCAACACCACCAGAATTAAGAAACTTTCAGACGGTACTTGGATGGTGCGGAAAATCTGTGGACAGCATTTCGGATCGGCTCATGTTTCGCGAGTTCGAGGAAGATAATTTTGATATAAACGAAATTTTCTTGATGAATAATCCGGATACGTTTTTTGACAGCGCAATTCTTTCGGCACTGATCGGCTCTTGCTCATTCGTGTATATTTCAGAAGAGGGCGAATATCCGAAGTTGGAAGTGATAGACGGAAGAAATGCAACTGGAGTTATGGATCCAATCACGGGGATGTTAAAAGAAGGGTATGCGGTGCTGGAAAGAAGTGACATGGACACACCGACGATAGAAGCATACTTCACACCGGGAAACACACAGATCATCCAGAATGGAGAAGCAAGAAATATCCAGAATAACGCACCATATCCGCTGCTGGTGCCGATTATCAATAGACCGGATTCAAAGAGATTATTCGGGCATAGTCGGATTAGTAGAGCCTGCATGGATATTGTCAATAGTGCAATGCGAACAATTAAGCGCTCCGAGGTATCAGCGGAGTTCTTTTCGTTTCCGCAGAAATATGTAGTCGGTACATCGCAAGACGCAGATCCACTTGATAAGTGGAAAAGCGCAATGTCATACATGATCGAGATCACGAAAGACGATCAGGGAGACGCTCCGACATTTGGTCAATTTCAGCAACAGAGCATGGCGCCGCATATGGAACAATTGAAGATGTTTGCCGGATTATTCGCGGGCGAAACAGGACTTACGATGGACGATCTCGGATTCCCAACAGAAAATCCATCCAGCGCAGAAGCAATTAAGGCAAGTCACGAGAATTTAAGACTGATGGCCAGAAAGGCGCAGAGAACATTCGGAACAGGCTTTTTGAATGTGGGATATTTGGCAGCGTGTCTACGAGATGACTTCCCGTATGAGCGAAGACAGTTTTATTTGACAAAACCAAAGTGGGAGCCAGTATTTGAGCCAGACGCAGCAGCACTGAGTTCCTACGGAGACGGAGCGATTAAGATCAATCAGGCGATTCCGGGATATATAAATGAAGACCGCATGCGCGATCTAACAGGATTCTAGGAGGTGTAAGCGTGGAAGATATTGCACCTAAACTGTATGAGAAAATTAAAAAAGAATTTGACCACAAGATTTCAGACAGCAAAAGACTGAGCATTCTTTCGGAGAAGTTGGTGAAAGGGACCGCAACATACAGAGAAGCGCATGAATTTGCGATAGAATCGGGAGAGATCTTATCACAGGTATTTAAGAGCAATCTGTCATCTTCTGTGTTACCAGATGGAAAGCTATATTACAATATCGCCGACAGGATTATTCGTCCGATGATGGGAGATCTATATGAAAGAGTAGCCGACTACTCAAAAGAGGTTCAGTTTTTGCTAAATAAGCAGCAGGATATCGGAATAAAAGCCATTAGACCAGAACTGAATGAGGACAAAGTACAGGGGATTATCGACATCACTTCTGGGAAAGAACATTTTGACGATATCGTATATATGCTAGGAGAGCCAATTGTCAATTTCGCACAGGCGATTGTAGACGATGCGGTAAGAACAAATGCAGATTTTCAGTATAAAGCTGGATTAAGCCCGAAAATCATAAGGACATCAACTGGAAAATGCTGCAAATGGTGCGATAATCTCGCAGGGGTTTATGAATACGAGGAAGTGTCTGATACCGGAAACGATGTGTTTCGTAGACATAAGCATTGCAGGTGTCTGGTTGACTATGCTCCTGGAGATGGAACAAGACAAAATGTGCATACAAAAAAGTGGTCAAACGGGACAAACGGTGATACAATAAAAATAAAGAAGACGAAAGAAACACCGAAAAATAAAGAGAAAAGAATCAAAGAAGAAAATGGGTTAGATCTCGCCTCGAGAATATCGGAACATCCTAAAATGTTAAGAGCATATACACCGAAGGGATTATATGATTCATTAAAAAATTCGGGATACGAGATAAAGGCATTAAAAGGAAAAAATTATAGAGATATTCCTTTTGAAGAAGGCGGAGGGTTTCGAGTAAATTTTGGTGGAGATGGTATTTTGATGTATCATCCAGGAGAAAGAAGCCATCACGGAGGAGAATATTATAAAATATCAACGGGGAAAGAAGGAACTAAAAGATATGACAGAGAAGGAAATGAGATTGAAAAGGATAGATGACATAAATGAGAAACTAAAAAAGAAATATAAGCATACAGAAATAACCGGAACATTATTATTTATTTTAGAAACCGGAACTGTTTTTAGAATAGATAGTATCGGGAAATTCAATGCAATTGTAATCGAATATGCAGACGATATCGAATCTGCGAAAAAGGGGATATTTGGAGAAGATGGAGAGTTATTCTACATGAATGATATGAACGAAGACGAAATGTATGAAGCAATGATAGAAGAGATAGAAGGATAAATGCCACAGGTCGAAAGGTCTGTGGTATTTTTATACCCATTTTTAAGAAAGGAGGGGAAAGTGTATGAAGATACCTGGAAAAATAAAAGTACTGTATAAGGAGTATACAGTGGAAGAAACCGCAAACCTGCACGATAACGGTGGAGATTTATACGGACAGATTCATTATCTTCCGGAAAAAATTTTTTTAAACGTAGATGCAAGGGAAGAACAGAAGAAATCTACTCTTCTTCATGAGTTGATTCATGCTATGGATGAAATCTATAGCATTGGGCTGAAAGAAAAACAGGTTAAGAAACTTGGCAATGCATTCTACATGTTACAGAAGGACAATCCGGAACTTTTTGAAAAGTAGAAAGGGGTGATCCAATTGTCTCCCCTTGGGCGATGGGGTGATATCGTCTACGGAAGAAACAGTTAAACAGGAGGGGTGAGATGGATACTAAAAGAATAGGACGCCAGACACCCACTCAATCCGTTACACTTCCTTACACGGAAACAAAAGGTCAAGAGGCTGCCGATTTATACGCGAAAACAGGAAATGAATTGCTAGAATGGCAGCAACTATTACAGTGCGACATCATGGCTGTCAATGAAGATGGTTTATGGGTACATCAAAAATATGGATATTCCGTATCTCGTAGAAATGGAAAGTCGGAAAACGTGCTTGCTAGGTGTTTATGGGCGCTTACACATGGAGAAAGAGTGCTATATACCGCGCACAGAGCAACTACATCACACGCAGTATGGGAAAGACTTGATCGAATGTGCGAAAAGGCGGGAATCGTTATTACCTCGTCGTTCAAGGCATTTGGAAAAGAGCATCTATATGCGGAAGGCGGTGCGGTCGTAGAATTCCGAACCAGAACATCTTCTGGTGGGCTTGGAGAAGGTTATGACGTGCTGATCATCGACGAAGCGCAGGAGTATACGGAAGCGCAAGAGACATCATTGAAATATATTGTGTCAGACAGCGATAATCCACAGACAATTATGCTGGGAACTCCGCCGACCGTGGTTTCTGCCGGAACAGTTTTTGTGAAATTCCGAGAAACGGTACTATCTGGCAAAGGCTTTGATTCCGGTTGGGCAGAATGGAGCGTAGACTTTCAAACGGATCCGAACGATGTTGACGCCTGGTATGAAACCAACCCGTCACTGGGAACAATCCTGACAGAGAGAAAGATTCGGGCAGAGATCACAACGGATGATATTGATTTTAACATCCAAAGGTTAGGCTTGTGGTTGAAATACAATCAGAAGTCAGAAATCAGCAAGAAAGAATGGCTGGAGCTTAAGATTGATGAAAAGCCAAAACTTACAGGTGATATCTATGTCGGAATCAAATATGGAAACACCGGAGAATATGTATCGATGGCGGTTGCGGTCAAGACATCTGATGGGAAGAACTTTGTTGAAGCGCTGGATTGCAGACCAGTAAGAGCCGGAAACGATTGGATTTTGGAATACCTAACTGCAATCAATCCAAGAAGCATTGTAGTTGATGGCTCTAATGGGCAACAGGTTTTATTGGATGATATGAAAGATGCAAGAATAAAACAGACGCCGATATTCCCTAAAGTGGCAGAAATTATTACTGCAAATGCATTATTCGAGCAGGGAGTATTCCAACACACGCTCCGGCACGCTGATCAGCCATCATTGACACAGGCAGCAAGTAACTGTGAACGTCGTGCGATTGGTTCACATGGCGGCTTTGGTTACAAAGCCATGAAAGAGGGGATTGAAATATCCCTTTTAGATGCAGTTATATTGGCACATTGGAAATGTCACGAAAGTAAGGAAAAGAAGAAACAACAAGCAAGGTATTAGGAAGAGCATCCGTAAGGGTGCCTTTTTTATACAAAAATGACCGATACCACCGGGTTTAGTGGGAGAAAGGAGCCGAAAATGGCAGATTTTAAAATTATTGAAACACAGGAAGATTTTGACAAAGCAGTAAGCGCACGCATTAAAAGAGAGCAAGAAACAGTACGAAAGGAATTTGAAGGGTTCCTTTCTCCTGAAGACGTCCAGAAGAAGTACGAAGGTTTCTTATCTCCGGAACAAGTACAGGAAAAGTACAAGGATTATCTCTCTCCGGAAGAGGTGGCGAAAAAAGATGCGACGATTAAAAGCTATGAAACAAAGTCAAAGCGTGTAGAAATCGCTCTTGGAGCAGGGCTTCCATGGGAGCTCGCCGGTAAGATTTCCGGAGAGACAGAAGAGGATATGAAGAAGGACGCACAGACCTTGGCTAGGTTCCTTAAGAACAACAATCCATATCCAAGATACAATCCTGATCCAACAGGAGAAGAAAGCTCAAAAAATGAAGCTATGAAAAAAATGTTAAGTAATTTAGGAGGAAATTAAACATGCCAGTAAACAGAACATTATTTGATCCAGTTTTAGTTACAGATTTAATGAACAAAGTAAAGGGGAAATCTTCCCTTGCGAAACTTTCTGCGCAGTCTCCGATTCCATTTAATGGGCTGAAAGAGTTCACGTTTACAATGGACAAGGAAATCGACATTGTGGCAGAAAATGGAAAGAAGACAGAGGGAGGAATTACCGTAGCACCGGTTACAATCATACCGGTTAAATTCGAGTATGGTGCTAGAGTATCGGACGAATTTATGTACGCATCCGAGGAAGCAAAGTTGCAGATCTTAACTGCGTTTAATGAGGGATTTGCGAATAAAGCGGCGAAAGGTTTTGACTTGGCAGCGTTTCACGGAATCAATCCAAGAACAGGAGAAGCATCCACCGTTGTTTCCACGAACCATTTCGATAGCAAAGTTACTCAGACAACGCCTTATGCAGCTGAAACTTGTGATGAAAACCTAGATACAATTATTTCGACCGTGCAGGGAGCGGACGGAGAGGTAACAGGAATGGCATTATCCACACAGATGGGTGCAGCACTGGCAAAGATTAAAGAAAATGGAGTCCGACAGTATCCGGAGTTCCGTTTTGGAGCATCGCCGGAGTCTCTCGGTGGAATGAATTGTGACGTGAATAATACAGTATATAACAATACTGTGAAGGATCATGCTATTGTAGGAGATTTCCAGAATGCATTCAAATGGGGATTCTCTAAAGAAATTCCGCTTGAGATTATCCAGTATGGTGACCCGGACAACTCCGGTAAGGACCTGAAGGGATACAATCAGGTATATATCAGAGCGGAAGTATATATCGGATGGGGAATCTTGGTACCGGAATACTTCGGACGTATTGTGGAGGCGTAATATGATCTACAGAAATAGAAAAACCGGGAATGTAATTGATGTCCCGTGCGAGATCACTGGCGAGGATTGGGAACTTGAAAAGGAGTCTCCCAAGACCGCAAAGAAGAAGGCGGTGAAGGAAGATGCTAAAACCGTTCGCGACAACGAATGATTTGTACGAAATATGGAGACCGCTGAAGCCGGGCGAAGAGGCAAGAGCAAACAAGTTATTAGAACTCGTGTCAGACAGTTTGCGAATGGAAGCAGACAAAGTAGGGAAGAACCTTGATGAAATGATTAAGGCTAAGCCCTACTTTTTAAATGTCGTAAAATCGGTGACTGTTGACGTTGTAGCCAGAACGCTTATGACATCGACAGACTCCGAGCCTCTTTCCCAAGAATCGCAATCCGCACTCGGATACACCTGGAGTGGAACGTATCTAGTGCCCGGCGGTGGGCTCTTTATTAAAAACTCTGAACTTGCAAGACTAGGACTGAAAGGCCAAAGGCGAAGGGCGGTGGATATGTGTGGAGAAGATTAAAGGAATCGCAATTACGCTTATCACAAAAGAGGAAACCGGGCGAGATGGATTCGACCATCCGATTTACATGGAAAAGAAAGAGACGGTAGAAAACGTACTGGTATCTCCGGTCACTGCCACGGAAGCGGTTGACGCTTTTGATTTTGAAGGGAAGAAGGCAATATACAATATCGCAATTCCGAAGGGCGACCAGCACACATGGAAAGATCAGATTGTGGAATTTTTTGGCGATAGATGGCAGGTGATTGGATTTCCGAAGCGAGGAATCGAAGAGAATATACCGCTTGATTGGAATGAGATATGGCAGGTGGCGAAGTATGAGTAATCTGAAAATCGAACTAAACCATGATGCTTTTCGCGCGTTTCTGCAGGGGGAAGAAGTTCAGAAAATGTTGGAAAAGCATGCAAGTAACATTGCGAAAAACAGCGGCGGAGAATACAAAGTAAGTGTTGCTCCGACCCGTGCGATTGCAATTGTTACAGGCGACGATGGCAACAATAGCTTATTGAGGGCGATGTGATGATTGAAGAAACAGTATTGAAGTATTTGAAATCGAAAGGATTCAGCGCATTTACGGAAGAGCCGGAAGACACGAAAAAGGAATATGTTTTGATCGAGAAGACTGGAAGCAGTGCAGAGAACCATGTGAAACGGGCAACACTGGCTATCCAGTCTTTTTCTGCATCGCTTCATGAAACCGCGATGTTAAATGAAAAAATGAAAGAGGCAATGGAACATATAATTGAATTGGATGATGTCTGCAAGTGCAAATTAAACAGTGACTATAACTACCCTGACACTGTAAGGAAAAGATATAGATATCAAGCAGTATATGACATCGTCCACTATTAGAGAGGAGAAATATTATGGCAGATGCAAAAAATGTAAGTACCGGCAAGCCAAAAGTCGGTGGGGCAATCTATAGAGCGCCAGCCGGATCAAACCTTCCGACAGATGCTACAACAGCATTAGATCCGGCATTTAAAGCGCTCGGATATTGCTCAGAAGACGGGCTCACCAACACAAACAGTCCGGAATCAGATAGCAAGAAAGCGTGGGGAGGAGACACGGTCTTGACATTGCAGACGAGCAAGGAGGATCAGTTCAAGTTTACTTTGATCGAAAGTTTGAATTTGGAAGTACTGAAAGCTGTATACGGAGAAGACAATGTGACGGGTGATCTCGAATCCGGCATTACCGTGAAAGCAAACAATCAGGAACTGGAAGAGTCTGTATGGGTAATCGAAGTTGTAATGAAAGGAAAAGTGGCGAAGAGAATCACAATTCCATCAGCAAAGCCGACCGAGATGGATGAGATAAAATATGCTGATGAAGATGCAATTGGCTATGGAATCACATTGACAGCAACGCCAGACACAGATGGCAACACACACTACGAATATATCAAAAAAGGAGCATAAGAAATGTTTAAAGGGACGACAAAAAGTGGATTCAAATTCGAGATTCAGGAAGAGGTTTTTGACGACTACGAACTGCTAGAAACATTAGTAGACGCAGATAATGGAGATAACATGGCAATCTTCAAAGCAATCGATATGATTCTGGACGGCGCGCAGAAAAACAAATTAAAAGAACATGTCCGCAACGAAAATGGTCGGGTACCGGCAAGCGCAATGGTACAAGAACTAATGGAGATCATGGAGGCGTCGAATGCAGGAAAAAACTCCTAGTCCTCACACACATGATTGTAACGGATAAGGATGCGTGGATGTGTGATTTAGCCGAAACGTACCATATTTTTAATCATAGAGAGCTTCCGTGTAAAACGGTGGCTCTTTTTTCATGTGGTTTGAGGGAAAACTCAAGGATCAAAAGAAAGCTGTCAGGAGAAAAAGCGGACACAGAAGAAATATTACTTTCGATTATTGCCGATCGGATCGGAACACTGGTGTGGTTTAACTCCGAGGACGGGGAGAAGCGAATAAATCGACCAAGATCCATTCTGGCTTCATTGGTAGGAGAGGAAGAAGAAAAGGAAGTGCAAGCATTTGATTCTGGAGAAGATTTTGAAGTTGCATGGAGCGAGATCACAGGAGAAAGGAGGTAGAAAATGGCGACAGAATTGGCAAAAGCGTATGTGCAAATCATACCATCAATGAGAGGCGCAGAAGGAGAATTAAAAAAATCTCTCGGAGATACATCTTCAAGCGCGGGAACATCGTCAGGATCCACCTTCGGAAGCATGTTCAAAAAAGCCATTGCGGCAGCAGGAATCGGGATTGCGTTAAAGAAGGTGTTCGACGATGTATTCGCACAGGGAGGAGAACTCCAGCAGAATCTCGGCGGTACGGAAGCGGTATTCGGGCAATTTGCGAAGACTATTCAAGACCAAGCGGTAAGCGCATATAAGAATATGGGTATGTCCGCATCTGATTATATGGCCACAGCGAATAAGATGGGTTCGCTTTTCCAAGGCTCCGGAATCGAGCAACAGAAATCTCTCGATATGACATCAAAGGCAATGCAGAGAGCAGCGGATGTGGCGTCCGTAATGGGAATCGACATGAGCATGGCAATGGAGTCCATTGCAGGAGCAGCTAAGGGCAACTTCACAATGATGGATAACCTCGGTGTTGCTATGAACGCTACAACACTACAGGCATATGCGCTGGAAAAAGGAGTTAATTTTAAATGGAATACCGCTAGCAATGCAGAAAAAGCAGAGCTTGCTATGCAGATGTTCATGGAGCGTACATCGCAGTATGCGGGAAACTTTGCAAGAGAATCCGAACAGACGTGGACAGGCTCCATAGGTGCTATGAAAGCGTCTTATCAGAATTTAATGGCGAATATCATGCTCGGAAATGAGCTAGACACATCTCTCCAGGCATTGGCGCAGACGGTAACCACATTTGTATCAGGAAACCTTATCCCTGCAATGGGAAACATCTTAAAAGGTTTGCCACAGGCATTAATTACATTAACAACAACACTTGGACCGCAACTATTGCAAATGGGAGCAGACATGGTATTTCATCTTGCGCAGGGTATTATTACAAACCTGCCGAAATGGGTAGAAACATGGCTCGGATTATATGAAAATCTATGGACGACAATTACGGAAAACGCACCACAGTTTTTTCAGATGGCTCTTTCCATTATGCAACAGCTAATCACAGGAATACAGACACAACTTCCAACGATACTGCAGCAAGGAGTAAGCATTACAACGAATATCGTTAATGGAATACTGCAAAATATGCCGATGCTCATTGCCGGAATCGGCGCACTGATACTCAAATTCGTAGAAGCAATTGCAGCGGCAGCACCAACAATACTGGAAAACGGTGGACAACTACTCTTAAACTTGGCCAATGGAATTATTCGAAATTTGCCGCAAATAGTAGTGACCGCAGGAACGATAATCGCAAGATTGATTTCGTCTATAGGACAAAAACTTCCGCAGATACTGCAAACAGGAATCGAAATTATTGGAAAATTGGCAGCGGGACTCGTTCGAGCGATTCCAACGCTAATTAGCAATATCCCTAAGATAATTCTATCGATTACATCAGAATTTTTAAAAACCGACTGGGGAACGGTCGGAAAGAATATAATAAGCGGGATTGCAAAAGGACTAGCAAATGCCGGACACATGCTTTGGGATGCAGTTAAGGATATTCTCGGAAACTTCAAAGATAAGGTGCTTGATTTCTTCGGAATTCATTCCCCGTCTCGTTGGGGTGAGTATGTCGGGAAAATGATTTCACTTGGTTTCCCACGAGGAGTAGAAGGCAATCTTGATCCATTCCGTACATCTATGGAAAAGCTTGGCAATATCGCTCAGAAACCGTTCGGAGAATTTGATTACGAAATGCGGACATCCGTTCCGAAGCATGCCGAGAACACGGAAGAGCGCGGAGCGTTAGAACGCTTAGACAGAATCGTAGAAATCCTATTAATGATTTTAAGCGGAAACAAAGAGTATAAGTTCTATCTAAAGGACAGAGAAGTGCTTAGAGCATTGAGAGAGTTAGGAGTGGTCGTAGGATGATAGAAGTTAAATATGTATGCTCAAACGGAAAAGAGTACAACCTGATCGGAGACAAGCTACGACCAACGGACGGGTATTTTCATAAATACAAATGGAAGCAGAAGGCGACAGATACTGGAATGGGTGATAGTGTATATGGTTTTTCCAAGGAGTCCATGACATACGATATCACTCTTACCGTCCGTGGTACGCTTGACGGTCGTAAAAAGCAACTGGATGAGCTTACAAACGCATGGGAATACGATATTGTAAATGTAACACCTGGTCGTATATATTTCGGTAATTACTACATCGAGTGCTACATTTTAGAGATGTCGAATGAGGTTTCCGGAATATGGAATAACTGGACAGATATTAAAGTGGATATCTATTGTCCATACCCGTTTTGGTCAGAGGAAATAAAGAAAGATTTCTATCCGGATAGTATGGGAAAAGGTGAAGAATATTCATTCTTGGAATATCCATATGGCTACAATTACGACTATTCACGAGAAAAAACAGGTAGTCAGCGTTGGTATATTGATCATTATCGACCAAACCATTTCCAGATGGTAGTATACGGACCGTGTGCGAACCCAAGAATCACAATCAACGGACACGTGTATCAGATTTTTGAAACGCTTGAAAAAGGCGAATATCTTGTGATTGATAGCAGGAGCAAGACCGTTATAAAGCATTTGACAAATGGAACAGAACAGAACATTTTCGCCAAAAGAGCAAAAGAATCTTCAGTGTTTAAATTAATTCCATCAGGGGACTTGATGATTGATTGGAGTGGCACGTTTGGATTTGAAATCACTATATACAAAGAGAGGAGTGTGCCGAGATGGATCTCATAAGAACTGATATATATGGAAGAGAACTCGGGTACGTCATGAATGCAAACATCGATTTTGAGGTTGGAGAGGAAAAGGATAGTATCAATGATTTCGAGGTCGAGTATAAAAGGTTTGATTGGACGGGAGAAGTGCAGGCGGGATGTCGTATGTTCTCACCGGACACAGAGTATGGAGGAATCGTCAGACATATAGCCACTGACACAAAAACAAACACAGTAAAAGCGAAGGGATACACTTGGCGAGGCATGATGACCAAGAAAGTCATTGAGCCTCCGTCCGGTGTGGCTTACGCCACAGACAATGGCGAGCTAAACAGCATTATAAAAAAACGAGTGGAAAGTGCATTTCCGGGGCTGTTTTATGGCGTTGCTAAAAGTACAGGAGTTACCGTCAATTTTCAGTATGACAGATATTGCACCCTGCACGAGGGACTTGTGAAGATGTTAAAGTCTGTGGGCTATCGTCTCGATATCCGGTATATGCAAGGCGCAACGAATGAGGTTGGATGGGTGCAGGTGCAGGCTGTTCCGATTGTTGATTTTTCAGAAGAGTACGAGTTCTCCGAGGACAATAATATGCATTTCACGATGGATGACAACAAAGGCGGAGTAAACCACCTAATTTGTCTAGGAAAAGGAGAATTGCAAAACCGGCTCGTGATACATCTTTACACGGACAGTTGCGGAAAGATCAGCACGAAGCAATATTATAAAGGTGCGGATGAAATCGCAGAAGTGTACGACTCTTCCGGATCCGAAAGGGATGATTTGCTCGCAAACGGAAAGAAGAAACTGGAAGAAGAAAAAAGTAAAACAGAATATAATATGACGATGGAAAAGATAAACGGGAACATCGACATTGGAGACATTGTCGGTGGGAGAGATTACTTGATGGGCGTTTCTGTCAAAAAACCAATAGACCGAAAGATTTGGACAATCTCCTACGGAGAAGAAAAGATTGAATACAAACTGAAAGGAGAAAATTAATGGATATCATCACAGGATATACGGGTACTCCGCACATCACAGCAGAAAATGACAGGGATATCAATATTGGAATCTTTGGAAGTAAGTCTTATGTGCTACAGACTGGAACAATGTTGACCGCAGAGATTTCAAACAACAATGAGATTAAGGTGAGAGACGGAGTGATCATGCACCAAGGATGTGCTGCATCTATAAAAAAGAACACTTACGATTCAGTAACAATTAATAATGGTTCACAAGGAATGAAACGTATTGACTTGATTGTTGCGCGATATGAAAAACAGCCGGAAACGAATGTGGAATCATTAACGCTTAAAGTGTTACAGGGGACTCCGGTAGAGACAAGCCCACAAGTGCCAGCTCATACAGAGGGCGATATACAGGCGGGAGATACAGTGGCAGATATGCCATTATACGAAGTCGAGATTGATGGATTAAACATTACTGAGATACGGAAAGTCTTTCAAACGATGGGAGATCTTGAGTCAGTAAATGGCAATTGTATAAAAGTTGTTGATAGTAAAAGTATAACTACCAATGGTTA